ACTCGGCCCGATCGGCCCATTTATTTGCTCGACGCCGCCACCGATCGGCCAGCCACGCGCGCATCGAAAGCGGCAACCTTTTTGTCCAGCGCAGCCAGACGGGCGCGTAATTCCTGTTGCTCACGGTGAGCCTCCTCGATGATCGCTGCCTTGAGCGCTTCCATTTCCTCAGCGTCGATCCGGCGGGCTGTCCCCTCGCGGATCGATCGAATTCTTCTCGGCGTCAGTTCTTTCGAGACCTTCGGGCTGACGAAGCGATATGCCGCGAATATCGCTCCCTTGACCGAGCCGTAACGGCTCTCCGGGAAGGCCTCCCTCAAAAGGTTTTGTGCGTAAAATGCGTCAGTCATGACCTTGGCCCTGTTTGCCAATCCCTTGTCTTTGTTTGACAACACCTTGTCTGGCTCCTGTGCGATCTGTTCTCCTGTTCACGGAGACTTTCAGATGCGCCGGAGAGATGATGATCACGACCAAGGGTTTGGCCCTGGCAGGCTTTCGCCCTTGGTCGCCGGCCCGCCGTCTGGGCATGCCGTAATTCCATTCAACCGCAGGGCGCACGTTCCGCATCGCCCTGCCGCCGAAGTCTCTCCGCCGGAGGCTTCGGCACCCCCTTCAATCGGGCCTCTCGTTCATGCGGTCGTGATGAGGATCGCGAACAAGAGGACTTTGAGAATTCAGGCGATCGTCCCGGCTCGGGAGGAGGACAGCCGGGACGATCGATGACGGGTCGGAGGTGTTACCCGTCAATCTCGAAGCGTGACGCCTAAGACCTTTCCGGCCAGAAGCAGGAGCGGGAACGACATAAGCGCCCAGGCCGATAGGCCGACGATGATGGTCATGCCGCCCTCGCCTTCAGCGCAGCCTTCCGGCGCACAATTTCCTGCTCAGCCTCGACGCGATTACGGCCAGAGACCGAACCGACGTCCGGATCATTGATGATGACCGTGCCGTCATGCGTGGTGATCGCGCTCAACCGAGACAATTCAGCATGGATATCGAGGGATGATTTTGTTTCGATCATGCGGCATCCTCCGTATCGAGAACCGAAAGCTCGTAAGCCTCGCTGTCCCGAGCGCCGAAAATCTCATGCGCGCTGCTCACCGTGTAATCAGGAATGCCACGGCGACGAGAACTGACGATGCCGCCTGTCATTCCGGCGGCACGGCGCGTGGACCGCTGCGTGAAGCGCGAGAAATGCCTGCCTTGCGAGTTGGCGAAGTAGACCAGCTTGCTAATGCCACGCTGATCCGCCTCGATGCGAAGGTTCATGGCGATTTGCTTGCTGCTCATGCCGAGCTCGATGCCTGCGTCGATTTGCTCAAGCTTCTGCGCGTCGGTCGCGCGATCCCACCATGTGCTCATGCTGCCACCTCTTCTTTTTGGAGAGCAGGCTCTTGATCGAACGCCTGCCAGATATCGTTGGAACGGTGTGGAACTACCTTCGAAAGCGAGGTCGCGATCTTTCGCTCCTGCTGAGGCGTCCAACTGCGGGCGGCGCGCTGCCAACTGATGACGTCGAGAAGAACGTCGTCACCGTCGTACTCGCGAACCGGATATTCGATGCCGAGCGAGCGAGCCGCGTTGTAGCGGTTCCAGCCGTCGACGATGATGTCGCCAGTGCGGACGATCGGCTCCTGCACGCCGTTGAGCGTGATGTCGCCAGCGAGGCACTGGTATTCTGCCTTGGTCAGCTCGGGGAAGCAGTGAGCGTAGCTCAGGTACTTCATGCCGACCTTCGGGGCGATCTCGTAGGTGATGCCATCGGTCGGAGAGACGTTGATGCGTTCCCCGACCGTGTTCGAGGGTTGGTCACAATTCTCGTCAATCAGAGCATCTTCGCCTCCTGCGTTGGCGTCGAGGCCACCCTCATCAACGGGATTTACGCCTTCGAGGCTGAGGTCTTCACTGCGATCCTCAGGCGGATCGATCTCTGGAATGGGGTTGCCGGTGAGGGTCTGACCGGCTTCGTCTTCCGACACGTCGCAATGGTGCCTGCTTTCCCCTGCGACCGGGGAGCCTCCGTCGAGCACCTTCGGAGTTGTTGCGGCACTCTCTCCGCCCGTCACGTCCATTTCCTCAGACGTTGCAGTCGGTGCTCGGTCGCCGACACCCCTACTCACCAGCTCCGCACCGTCGGGTGCATCAGCCGAAGCTTCTGCGCGGCCCAAAGCCTTACGACCTGCCTCGGATGCATCATCACTGGCTTTCGCGTGGAACTGAGGTGCCGTCTCTCCGGCTGTCACGGTTACGGAACCCGTCTCCATCTTCGCAACGGCGCCGTCGCAAGGATCCTGTTCTTCCGCCTCTTCCTGCTCGATCAGGATATCGACAGCAGCGATCAGCGCGGCGCGACCGGCTTCGGTCTGCATGCCATCAACGACCTGCGTGATAAGGCGGGGATTGGTTTCGAGGATTTCGCCGGTTTCCCGATCGAAATTTTCCTCATGCGTGTGCGTAGCAACTGGCGTGCCAGATGCGCGTCGATAAGCGGTCAGGTACGTGTCGAAGACCATTTCGGCTTCGTCGACAGCACCGGAACCCTTCTTCAGTTCGCGGCGCAGGTGAGCGACGACCTTGCCCATGATGGTCTTGTCGTAGCCTTCAGCCTTAGCTTCCGCGTAGATTTCGCGGATGTCATCGCCGATGGTGTCCTGCTCTTCTTTGAGGCGAAGGACGCGATCGATATAGGCCTTGAGTTGCTTATCGGCGGTCATGCTGCGACCTCCGATCCAGATGTCGCCGAAAGGAACATGTCGCCCGGTATCTCGATCCCGTTCGCCTTTGCATATGCCCAGAGCTTCTGCGCTGGCTTCAACGGGATGAAACCGTCGGTCCCGCCTTTGTCTTTCGGCTGGGTCCAACGATACACCCGCGTCCGATCGGCGCCGGTAATCTCCTGGACGGCTTCGGGTCCACCAAACCGATCGATGATCGAGGCGGCCGGCTCAAGCTTTTCGGGTGTGTTCGTTTCCATAACGCGACTATGCGATAATCGCACAGTCTCCGTCAAGCGTTTTGTGCTTCAATCGCACGAGACCGCACATTTTGTCTGTGCGAAAATGCCATATGCTTGAAGATCCTTACAAAAAATGGGTGATCGATAATCTCGACAAACCCGGAATGTCTCAGACTGGCCTAGCGAAAGCGCTTGGCCTACACCCTTCGGCAATCAACAAGGTCGTCAGTGGAAAGCGGCAGCTAAAATCGCATGAAGTCGCTGGCGCTGCGGTCTACTTTGGTGAGGATGCACCGCAGACCGAACTCGTGCCGGTCACGACAGGTCTTGTCGCCGCGCGCGTCGCCGGCGTCGTCGAGGCGGGCACCTTCCGCGAAGTCGACGAGTTCGACCAGTCCGAATACATCGAGGTCATGCTTCCGCGAGATGAGAAGTTCCCCAACGCCCGCCAGCTTCTCTTCGACTGCAGCGGCGACAGCATGAATGACCTCCGCCCGCGCCCGATCTTCCCCGGCGATCGCCTTGTCTGCATTTCCTATGAGGATGTTCAGCACCAGGTGGAGCTCCGCTCTGGCATGATTGTCGTTGTTCAGCGAGAAAGAGACAGCGGACACTTCCGCGAGTGGTCGGTGAAGCAGCTAGAGCTTTTCGGAGATAGAGCCGAATTTCACCCCCGGTCGACCAACCCAAAGCACAAGCCGATCGTCATCCGGCATGATCACGATGCCGATGATGGTGTGACAGTCGAAGTCATTGCTCTCGTCCGACGGGTGATGAATGAGATGCCGGGGTTTTAGCAAAATGCATAACAGCAACTTTAGGTGCGGATCTACAAGGCGGGAGAAGACCACTTGAACGACAAAGAGTATGATGAGGACCAGTTCGCTGCTTCCATCAGAGAGGCATTCGAGGGGAACGATACGCCAGCGACATTGGAGATGATCGCTAATGTTTATGCCGATATTTCAAATATCCGCGATTTGGTAATGCAATCGGTCCCGTTGTTAATAAACCTCTCCAAAACAAGCGAGGACCTGGAAAGGGTCGGAGCTTTCACGGAAAAAGTCTATAGATTTCAGTCCTCATACGGTAAGGGACTAAGCAAACTTATCGTTGCCGGGAGGAAATCTCAAAATGGCTGATCGCCTTTCTGAGCTAGAGCAAGCCTGGCACCGCCGAATAGAATCCGCATCTGAGAAAAGGCCCCCATTGCTATCAGGCGATGGAGGTGGCACATCTGGTGGCATGGACGCCGTAGACGCAAAAATCGCTGCAGCTGAAGCTCGAACTGACACAAAGTTTGCGGAGCTACTTGGTGAAATGCGTCTGATGAACCAACGGCTGGACCATGTGGAGAAATCCACATCAGGCATGCGTTCGACAGTTATCGGAACTGGAATTGGTGTCGTTGCTGTTGCCATCGCCGTAATGGCATATGGCGCCCAGTGGTTTGGCGTCGGCATGGATGCGCAACAGGTTTCCGAGCGCGCCGCTGCTTCAGCCCTTTCGAAAGTCGAGCCCAAAATGAACTCGCTTGACGGAAAGCTCGATCAGTTGCTTCAGGCCACACGCCCGCGACTGCTGCCTCCTCAGCAATGATTTGAGCAAAAGCTCTCATTCGAGGGCTTTTCCATATCACGCAGCAAAACTTTTCGAGCCTTTAAGATCGAAACCCCGGCAAGCGTCAGCAATCTCCTGCACAAACCAGCGCTTCGGCGGCACGCACATGTAGCTCTTCCCGTCATCGCCAACGAAGTTCATGAGCGGGAGCACGCAGAACTCCTCGTCATCGCCGACTGGTGCAAATGGCCCGACCTTGAAGCGATAGCCTGGGAACCTGCAGATCAGATAGTGCTCTAGCCGTTCCTTTGCCGCAGCGACTGCTGCGCGCTGCTCGAACGGTGGGACGACGATGAATTCGAGAACTTCTCTTTCAGTAGTCATACGCATTACCTCCGGTGATCCCTACTAGCCGGCCGATGACGCTTCCGCACGGCTGGCATCTAAACGTCAGCTGACCAAGAAAAGCGCTCTCGATCAGCTCCTCTGCATCTCGCGGCACGTCGTCGCCGACTGGCAACTCCACCGCCCTTTCGCTGTCCCTCATGCAGTTCTCGCACCGAATTTGGAGCGTGAACCATGCTGATGTCCTAAGTGCCGCCAACCCCATTTTGTTCTCCTTTCGTTCTCATGAAAGCAGATGCCGTTTCGAGAGTCGAATCGATTCTCAAAATCGGGCTGAAAAAACATTTGTGCGATTAGAGCACATTTAGCACTTGCATCATATGTGCGATTATCGCATAGTTACTCCATCAACGAAACGTCACGGCGCGGAGATGGAAATGACAAGCAACCGCTACAACGTCGAGAAGGTCACCCGCTCCGGGTCGGCTCTCTATCTCGCCTACGACCCAGACTTCGGAAAGACGTTCTGGTCGCCGGATGCCGAAAGCGCGCTTGAATACGACGACATCGACGAAGCTCAGGCTGACGCCGAAACCCACGGCGGCGAGGTTCTCTCGTTTGGCCGTCCCGGCGATGCCCTCGCCCCGGCCTTCACCCTCATTGCAGCGGAGTAACGCAGATGAACAAGTTCAATGCACCGTGGAAGACTTTCTCTCGCCTGTCGCACGATGGCCTGCCGGAAATCGTCGTTGCCGCTGACAATGGATGCCCGTTGGCTGTCGTGAGCGATCACGCCGAAATCAAAGATACCGCCAAGATCGTCTCCGCTGCTCCGGAGCTTTACGAAGCTCTTGTTGAAGCAAAGAAGCAGCTCTGGCTGACCGCGCGCGTCAACTGGACGATGACCGACTTCAAAAATTGGGCTGTTGTCCAGCAGATCGATGCCGCGCTTGAGAAGGCTGATGGCGAACGCCGTCTGGCCCGAGATCTGGCAGGTGCGGCATGACCGACAACCGTGTCGCTTCCCGTCTCGAAGTCCTGCTCTCCGAAGCTGAGGACAACATCATCAGGGCCAACGTTGCTTTGTCTGATGCGAAGCGCGCCAAGGCTTACTGGCAGCGCGCCATCGCCGCTGCAAAGGGCGACGATGACTTTCAGGGTGAAGTCCCTGCCCCGCAGTCCGCGGTCAGAGGGGCATCCCTATCATGACCTTCCACGACGACATCGCCTCCCGCCTCGAAGACCTCCGCCAGCGCGAAGCCGCGCACCGCGAAAAGAGCCTTCGTCTCCAGGCCGCCATCAACAAGGCGATCACCCTCATCCTCACCGTGGCCGCCGTCGGCGTCCTCACCTTCATCTGCGCAATCCCGACCGAGCAGCAGCTCAAGACCAGCGCGCTTATCGATCAGGAGGCCAGCGTCAAATGGCAGAAGTAGAATTCAACATCGCCCGCCAGGCAGAGGCCGCCAAGCGCCTGATGATCAACCTGCGATCTCAGGGTGTCGATGACGATCAGGAACTGGTCAACGATACAATCGAAGGCGAGACCTCCCTTATCGAGGCGATCACCGCCGCGCTTACCGAGATTGACGAGTGCGATGTGCATATCGTCGGCCTCAAGGCCAAGGAAGCCGAGTTCGCAGAGCGCCGTCGCAGAATGGAAGAGCGCACCGACCGCATCAAGGCGACGATCGAGCAGGCGATGATCGCCACCGATCAGGATAGCCTCCGGCTACCAACCGCCACGCTGACGCTGGCGAAGCGCGCCCCCGGCCTGATCGTCACCAACGAAGCCGACATCCCGACCAAGTTCTGGATCGAGCAGGAGCGCCCCGCCCCGAAGCTCGACAAGAAAGCTCTCAGGGCCGCTCTCGACGAAGGCGTCATTCCCGGCGCCACGCTCGACAACGGTTCTCGCAGCCTGTCCGTAAGGAGGAAGTGATCATGAACGCATTGACCCGCTACGACATGACGCCGAAGCAGATTTCGCTCGTGAAGAACACGGTGGCGAAGGACTGCAACAACGAAGAGTTCGACTTGTTCTGCGAAGTCGCTCGCGCCAAGGGGCTGGATCCGTTTCTCGGCCAGATCATCCCTATGGTCTTCTCCAAGGGTGACGCCGAAAAGCGCAAGATGACGATCATCATCACCCGCGACGGTCAGCGTGTTATTGCGCAGCGCTGCGGAGATTACCGACCGGCCAGCAAGCCGACGCAGTATGAGATCGACAAGGATCAGATGTCCCCGGTCAATCCGCTCGGCATCGTCTCGGCAACGGTCTATCTCTGGAAGCGTGACCCCAAGACCGGCGAATGGTTTGAAGTCGTTGGGCAGGCATACTGGTCCGAGTTTGCGCCGATAAAGCGCAAGGCGGCCGGCGGATACAAATGGGAAGACACCGGAGAGACTTGGCCTGACACAGGCAAACCGAAGAAGAAGAGAGTTGCAGTCGGCGAAGAGACGGAAGTCCTCGACGATTCCGGCAACTGGTGCCGTATGCCTCGCCTGATGATCGAGAAGTGCGCGCAGATGCAGGCTCTACGCGCCGGTTGGCCAGAAGAATTCACCGGCACCTATGAAGAGGCCGAGCTCGACCGCGCCAAGGTTCTGGACCTGACTGCTTCCGAACTCGTCGAGCAGGAGCGCCAGGACAATCGCATGCGCGCCATTGGCGGCAAGGATTCGATCACAGTCTGGTGGGAAGACGGCTTCGCACTCGAAAACATCCCTGACGGCCAGTTCGTCGATCGCGTCATTGAGCACCTGAAGACCACGCACCCGGGCAAGATCGCCAAGTGGCAGGACACCAACCGTGCCGCCCTGCAGATGTTCTGGGCGCGCCACCCGGGCGATGCGCTCGCGCTGCGCAAGATGATCGATGCGGCGATCGCCAAGGCGGCCGACGACAAGAAGGTTCTTGAAACCGTTTCGATGGCGGGAGGCTGATCATGGGCGTTTATCGTACCGACTATCTCATGTGGGCCGTTGACGTCGGAGCCAAGGCATTTGATTGGACCAAGCACGAGGCAGAGGGCGAAGGCCGACCCGATCGGCGCTTTGATGTCGTCTACGACGGCATGTCCGGCCAGTACTGCATGGCAGGCAAGACGCTTGCGGTCAGCGGTTCCCATGAAGGCTTTAGCCCGAAGAAGATCAATCCGGCTGATATTGGCGTCGACCTCGATGAGTTGGCAAGCAAGGTCTCGATGGCTTTCGACAAGCCTCTAACCGCCGCCGACTTCTCGCTCGTCCTCTTTTCTGATTACGGTTGAGGTGAAGAAATGAGCCAGCCCCTTCCCTTCATCTGGACCGGCGAGGCTTTCGAGCCCGCCAACCGTCATTGGGCCCGGAAGTGCGACGAACGTTTCGTCGTCGGCCAGTCCTATACGCTCGACGAGCTGCATGTCCGGTCTTCGGCAACGCACGCTCACTACTTCGCTGCCTTGCACGACATCTGGCAGAGCCTGCCTGAGCGCTATGCCGAGCAGTTCCCGACCGAAGAGCACATGCGCAAGTATGCGCTTATCCGCACCGGCTTCCACACGATGACACAGCACGCCTGCAAGTCGGAAGCCGAGGCGCAGCGGCTCGCCGCCGTCATCCGCCCCTATGACAGCTATCAGCTCGTCACGGTCAATGACAGCGTCGTCACGGTCTACAACGCCCTCAGCCAGGATTACCGCTCGATGGACAAGCGGGCCTTTGCTGAGAGCAAAGAGAAGGTTCTGGACTGGTGCTCGGCGCTGGTAGGTGCGGAGAGGAACGCGGCATGACCCTCGTCAAAGTCAAAGCCCATACGCGCGGCGTTGAAGACCCCTTCGCCTCCATCATCGAAGCCAAGAAGCCCAGGTTCGCAGCGAAATGGCATGTCGAGCTTGTCGGCACCGATGACGAGCGCCTGCGGCAGCCTATCCCAGACCCGATTCACGGCCCCGGCCGCCGGCCGCTGATCGAGATCGCCGGTCAGCTTCTCGCGCTGGCGAAGAGCATCGGGAGGCACTGATGACAGTCACGCACGTCCTTTCCACTCCATCGATCGCCCGCCCGTGGTGGCCGACGCATCAGCGGTTTCCTCAAGCGCCGATCACGGTCTTGACCGACTGCTGCTGCTGCCGGATGCGCCGCTCGGATACCGTTGCTCGTCTCGTGACTACTTACGATCCGCCTCTTGGAGGCTTCGGATGCTATCAGAAGCCTGCGGCAGACTGGCAGGAGAAAGAAGGCCCATGGGCGAAGGCCGATATTCCAACGGGCGCCTACTACGCACCGCGCGTTGAAATCGAGTGTGCACCACAGAAGGGCTGCAAACTGAACCCTCGACGCAGGTGGGGAAAGCATCTTCGCGAGATGTGGAGGTGGTCATGACCCGCCGCGAATTCACCAAGGCGGTTTACGCCCAGATCGTCAAGCGAGCCCTCCACCCGAAGCACGGCATATGCTGCGAAGGATGCGGCTTGGTGTTAGGCGCCAAGCCCTATCACGTCGATCACACCGTGCCTGATGCGCTGCAGATCGACAAGTCCCGCAAGCTGACGGCCGAAGACGGCAAGCTTCTCGGCGTCGAATGCTGCCATAAGCCAAAAACAGTGCTCGACCAGGGCGTCATCGCCAAGGCCAAGCGCGTCGAGGAATCGTATCTCGGCATGCGCTCGCCAGCGAAGAAGCTCCGCGGCCCGGCGTTCCCGAAAACCGCCCGCCCCGAGAAAACCTCAACGAAAATCATGCCTGGCTACCGCGCCCTCTTCGCGCCGTCCGACCAGCAGAAAGGGCAATGAGATGAGCGAGACACCCAAGGGCTGGAAGCTCGTACCGATCGAGCCGACCGAAGCGATGGTCGAAGCTGGCCGCATCGCGCGCATGAATATCGCCGGCGGTTATGATGGTCCTTCGGGCTGGCAGGCCATGCTCGGCGCCGCCCCGGGATCGCCCGCTGATCTTTTGGTAGGGTGGGAAGCCGAAGAAAAGTTGACCGTCGAGGAAGCCTGGACGATCCTCTGTGAGACGCCGGACATCACCTCGCCAGAGGAATATCCGGATCATGCTCTGATCACCATAGAGCAGCTCGGCAGCTTCATGGCCCGTGCGTCCACGACCGTGAACAATCCCGCAACCCTCGAAAAATCCGACTTTCAAAAATTTGATGTCGAGGGTGAACGGCGGGAGAACGAGAGGGAAACGACAAAGCAACAGTCCCCTTCGCCCATTGAGAGGATGGAGAAAGCAGTCGAGGTGAGCCAATGAGGGTAAATGCCACTACAGACCAACACTTTTCGACGACCTTCCTGCTCTTCGCGCAGTATGGCGGACGAGCCGTCATACCGGTCGACGAAGTCTGCCGCGACTACTTCAATCACCTGACCCCGGCAAAGTTTCTTCGGAAGGTGACGGAGGGCGAGATCGCGATCCCGGTTGTTCGCGCTGAAACCTCACAGAAGTGCCAGAAGGGTGTGTATCTGCAGGATCTCGCCAATTACCTCGATAATCGGCGCGAAGCTGCGCTTAAGGAGTTTCGTCAGCTTCATCGCTGACGGCCGCTACCGGCAGCCACTTCCATCCGGCATATTTATCGCCAGTCTGCCGGATATGGGTGTAGCGCTTCAGGCTGTTCCACGACCGATGCGCTGACACCGTTGACGCCCTTGGAATATCCCAACCAATCTCGAAGAGCCGGGAAATCCCGTCATGGCGGAGATCGTGGAAATGCAGATCCTCGATCCCCAGCAGCTTGCAAGCGTCGGTGAAATTCTTGGAAATCGTTCCTGAGTTATAAGGGAAAATCCGCTCGTCAGTTTTCGGCATGGCTTTGATCAACGCGATAGCCTCGGGCGTCAGAGTACACCAGGTATTGTTGCCGACCTTCTCCCCAGGATGCTTCATGTCGCGGACCAGCACCCGCTTATGATCGTCCTCGAAATCATCCCAACGGATAGACGTAATCTCTTCCTGCCGGCGGGTCGAAAAGATCGCGAACAGGATCACCTTGTCCATTGGCAACGCCTGTGGCGCCTTGATCC